CGGCAGATTTCATGGACTGGGACGCGGCCATGAGCGCGCAGCCGATGGCAGTTCAAAACGCCTTGGCACCGATGGTGACGAGCAGGCTGGATATGCTTGAGGGGGCTGGACAGCGCGGCCGCCAGATTGCTGCGGAGAAGGGTTTGCCTGATTTTACCCCGAAATCGCGGGAAAGATTGTATCAAGAGATGCGCGGCGGAGACATTATCGGCGCGGCTCGGATGGGCCAACTGCCGGGTGATGTCGAGGGCATGCTGTCTAGCGCGGGCGTGCCCGGCATCCGATACCTAGACGACGGCACCGTCGGCGGGGGCAAGGGATCCCGCAACTACGTCGTCTTCGACGAAAACCTCATCAACATCGTCCGCAAGTACGGCGTCGCTGGTGCGGCGGCCATGCTGGGGGTGAGCCAAGCCGATGTGGCGCAGGCCATGCAACAGAAACAGCAGCCGCAAGGTCTGCTTTCAATGGGAGCGCAATGATGCCGCTGAAAAAGGGATCGTCCGCCAAGACCATTTCTGCTAACATCCGCACCGAGATGAAGGCGGGAAAGCCGCAGAAGCAGGCCATCGCCATCGCTCTGTCGAAGGCGGGCAAGGCTAAGAAGGGCAAGAAATGACCATCGGCACGTACGATCAGCTCAAGGCGGCCGTCGCGGACTTCCTCAACCGGGAAGACCTGACGTCGGCCATTCCGACGTTCATTCGTCTGGCCGAGAGCCGCCTCGACCGGGATCTGCGGCACTGGAAGCAGACAAAGCGCGTCGCGGTCAGCCTTTCCGCGCAATACAACGACATCCTGCCGGCAGATTTCTTGCAGCCCGTGCGCCTGCAACTGACCGACGGACCGACGGGTGAGATATCCCCGATCAGCGTGGCGCAAATGCTGCAACTGCGCGGTGAGCGCAGCGACCAGCCCGGCAAGCCCACGAATTACGCTCTGACGGCCGAGGACATCGAGATTTACCCGACGCCGGACGCGACATACAACGCGTCCCTCGTCTATTACGCCCGCACGACGCCCTTGGCGACCGACGCGCAGACCAACTGGCTGCTGACGGAGGCCCCCGACGCGTACCTGTACGGCGCCCTCCTGCACGCCGCGCCGTACCTCAAGGACGACGCGCGTGTTCCCGTCTGGGAGAGCCTGTACAAGCTGGCGGCAGACGCACTGACCACAACGTCCGACGATGCCCGCTTCGGCGGCACCGGGCTTCGCATGAAAACACGCCGGTGAGGTGACCCATGGCAGACACGACAACCACGAACTTCGGCCTCGTCAAGCCAGAGGTAGGGGCGAGCGCCGACACTTGGGGCACCAAGATCAACTCGGATCTGGACAGCCTCGACACGCTGATCTTCAACCGCGTCACGGCCAACGCCGACGACACGCTGACGGGCGGCTATACGACCACGGCGGACGATGACGGCACGTTCACGACGGGCACCTACACGCCGACACCTGCCGGCGGGAACATGAAGCGCATCATCAATGGTGGCGCGTTCACCTTGGCTGCGCCCAGCGCGTCTGGCGACTACACGCTGGTCATCCAGATTACGAACAATGCCACCGCCGGTGCTATCACGCTGTCCGGCTTCAGCCGCACAACGGGCAGCCCATTTACTACGACTGACGGGCACGACTTCTTTGTCTACGTCACCAAGTGCAACGGCTTCACTCTGGCCAACGTGGCGGCGCTGCAATGAGCTTTCCACTGATGCCACTTATTCCTCCGACGAGCAGTCCGGGAGTGGATTGGAGCCTCGTCGGTGGGCTTGCAACGTCAGTCAACCTGCGTCAGTTGTCGGTTAGCCCAACCGGGGAATGGGTCGCTGCAAGAATTGATGCTCAAAGCAGAATTATGCGGTCAACTAATTACGGGTCTGGCTGGGCCAGTGTGGCGGTTCCTCTTACCGGAGTTGGCACTGCATTCCGAGGATCTGCATACGGTGGCGGACTGTTCGTCATATCTGAAACGGACACTCAAGTTCACTCCTCTCCAGATGGCCTGACATGGACTCGACGGCTTTCTTCCGCGCCGGACTTGCGAGGCGTCTCGTACAATGACGGGTATTTCGTCATTGGCTCGGAGTCTGGAACGGACTCTGCGATTTACGGGTCCGCAAACGGAACGTCGTGGACGTTTAATCCGCAAGGCGTATTCCCCGGAACAATTGCCAACTGCGGCATTTACGTCAGCTCCTTGGGGAGAACTTTTGCTGCCGGTACATCATACAGATACGTCAACGCTGTTCCTACATCCGCAACGGCTTGGACGGGGACGCCGACTGGACTGTTTGGCACGATTAACGATGTCGCTTGGTCGCCCACGGCAGCCGTCGCCGTTGTTGTAGCGTCTGGTGGCATTTACTCATCAACGGATCTTATCTCTTGGACAAGCAGATCAAGCAGCTCAAACATGTACGGCGTCGCTTGGTGCGATACCCAGTTCGTGGCTGTTGGGTCTGCCGGGAAGATCTTTACGTCTCCTAATGGGGTGACGTGGACATCGCGTGTGAGCGGGTCGGCCAACGACCTGTATGGTGTCGCCAGCCAAGGCGGCGTTATTCTGGCCGTCGGCTCCCTTGGGACCGTCCTGAGATCATCGTAAGCACTGCGGAAGGAGGCACCGATGGAAATTCTTGAGGCAGTGATGAAGTGGATCGTGGCGCCGGTGGCCGCGTTTACGTTTATGCAGTATCGTACGCAGCAAGAGCATGCGACGGACATCGCCGTCCTGAAGGCCGAGGCGCAGGCCAATAAGCAGGCCCACGACCGCGAGTTCAAGAACCTGCAGGATAACTTCAAAGCTGTATTCGCCAAGCTGGACGACATTGAGAAGGCCCTGCGTAAATGAGATCTTGGAGCGCCCGCAGCCTCGCTAACCTCAAGGGTATCCACCCTGACTTGCGCTGTGTGCTGGACCGCGCACTGCACGACAGCCCGCACGATTTCGTCGTGACCGAAGGCCTGCGGACGCTGGACCGTCAAAGAGAGCTTGTGCGGATCGGCGCATCCACGACGATGAACAGCCGCCACCTAACTGGCCACGCCGTTGACCTGTACGCGTGGGTGGACGTGAACCGGGACGGCAAGGTCGTCTTTGAGGAGATGGCTAACCCGCGCCTCATGGCAAACATCGCGGCAGCCATCAAGGCCGCAGCACTGGCAGAGGGCATCCCGATTGTCTGGGGCGGCGATTGGCGCACGTTCAAAGACATGCCGCACTTTGAGTTGGACCGCCGGACGTATCCGGCCTGAGAGGAGACTGAGACATGACTGGTGAACAAATCGCAGGCGTCGTCCGCGCCATCGTCGCCGCCGCTGGTGGCTACTTCGTCGGCCAAGGCTTGGTTGACGCCGAGACCGTCACGACAATCGGGGGCGCCGTGGCCACGTTGGCGGCTGCCGCGTGGTCGATCTACGCCAAGCGCGCATGATCTGGAGGCTGCTCCGCCTCTTGTCGAAGCTCGTTCTCCTGCTCGGCAAGAGGCAAGATCAGGCCGAGGAGTTGAACGAATATGTCGAAACCCGCAAACGCATGGACGAGATTGGTCGCATGTCTGATGCTGACGCTGCCCGCGAGTGGCTGCGTGAGCGCGGTAAGCGGTGAGGCGATCTGCGCCGGCACCGATGCGGCGCGTACGGAACACGCGTCGGCACTGGCTGACGATGGCGGGCCTCTTTCGCTGGTCACGGGCGCGCGCCTAATCCAGATCCTAGACGCGGGGTGCGCCAATGACACCTAGACAGCGAGAGGCCGTCGAGGTCTTCAAGCGCACGGGCAACGTGACCGAGACCGCGCGCGAAATCGGGACCAACCGGCGAGACACTCAGCGGATGCTGGATCGCGCAGGCCTGACAGAGGATGTCCGCGAAAGGTATCGCGTGGATCCGGCCATCGCCGACAGCATGGCGGCCGTCGGAACGAACCTGACACCGTCTCTGGCGTGGGTGAAGGTGCAGCCGACCGAGGACCAACCCGGCTACTCCGTCATGCTGCGCCCCGAGGCCGAGGCCCCAGAGGCCGTCGCAGATCGCATACGGGCGTCTCTGGAGGGCCTTGTGCCGTCTGAGCCAGTGGTAGCCCCAGAAAGCGTCATGGCCGACCTGTGCGCCGTCTATCCGCTCATGGACGCGCACGTCGGAATGCTGGCTTGGGGCAGAGAGACGGGCGCGCAGGATTATGACCTAGAGCATGCGGCAAAAGACATGCGGCACGCTTTTGCGAAAGTGCTGGCGATGACGCCAGCGGCGCATCAGGCCGTCCTGCTGATCGGAGGCGACTATTTTCACAGCGACGACACGCGAGCCGAGACGCCCGTCAACCGCCACAAACTCGACGTAGATGGTCGCTTCTTCAAGGTTCTTGATGTCGGCATCGGCATCATTGCGGAGACGGTCCACAGGCTCTTGCAAAAGCACGCCAGCGTTCTGGTGCGCGTCCTGCGCGGAAACCATGACCCACACTCCAGCATGACGCTTAACTTCGCGCTGGCAGAGCGCTATCGCAACGAGCCACGCATCGCCGTCGAGAAAGAACCGCGCGATTTGTTCATGATGCAGTGGGGCCGATGTGCAATATTCGCCCACCACGGTGACAAAGGTAAGCCGCAACAGATGGCGCTGTATTTGTCGGATATATGCCCGTTTTGGTCGCAAACGCGCCACCGCCATTACCTGACGGGCCACGTTCACCACGATCAGGCGAAAGACCTCGGGCCGCTGCGGTTTGAGAGCCTGCGCGCCTTCTGCCCGCCTGATGCATATGCCGCTGGCATGGGCTACGGCGCGAGGCGAGCCTTGCAGTCGATCACGTTTCACAAGCAGGACGGGCTGGTGCTGCGGGCGTTGGACCCAATAGAGCGGGAGGTTGGATAAACCATGCGTCTG